TGTTTCAACGTTCCACCACGCGGACGAATAATAAATATTGCCCGGGCTGGCCTGATTTGAGGAGATGGCAAAATTGGCATCTCCAAAATCGTAGATGTCCTCAGTCCAGTCCGAGCCAATCGATGCTCTATTGAAATTGTCTAGCACCCCGGTTGTCGGGAACGCCATCCTAGTCCTCTGTCACGGCTGCGTCCAGATTCTCAATCTCTCGGCATTCCTGAATCTCGCCATCCAAAATGATCTCGTCTGTAGCTGGATTGTAACGAGGTTTTCGCCTACGCCGCGCCATGAATTTAAGCACATCGCGCAGGGTGTACGCTCCCAGATCATTGCCAAATCGCTCCCGCAATTCCTCGATGGTATATCCCATATCTAGGATCTCATCTCTGAGATACGCCCTGACAGTCTGGGACAAATCCGCCAGGCTATCATCAAGGCGATCTTTCGGGATGCGCTTAAACCCTGGCACGTCGTTCAGCGCTGCCAGCACCGCCACCGGCGCTCGGACCTTCACGATGGCCCGGTTTCCCAGGACCTCGCTCTCTGCCCACATTCCGCCATGCGCCCGGATCTGTGAGGTATAGTCGTCCATAGCACAATAACGCGTAGGCCGCCGCCGCTTTGTCCGCCGCTTGTAGGGCACAATGAACCAACCGATCGCCATATCACGCCTCCTGTTTATACCTAGCAGGGCGGCCAGACGCCCAGCCGCCCTGCGTGCGGCCTCTAGCATCCTATCCCCCAGCCGTACAGGTCAGATCAAATGTAAACTGAATCGAATCGCCGTTGACCACATTGATCGCGCTAAACACGTGGTGATCCATCGCTGTGCCACCTGTCGATTCATTGGCGATCAGATGCTCAGTGATCGCCTTGGTCGTGGTATAGCTGATCGTGGCTACACTCTCGTAAATGTTGGCCGCGTCTTCGACCTGCGTTCCGGCCTCGCGGCTTTCGCCATCTGTGGTTTCGATGTCCGTATCACCGACGGCGGCCCCAGTCGTGCCCACGCCCGAATCATGGTATTTGTAGTCGCCCCAGCCGCTGGTCTCGGTGATCAACTCATCTACCATGTCGTTGACAAAAGCAGTAGTCACCAAATTCGTACTGATCACGCCATAGTTGACGCGCGATCCATCGGCACGGACCAAAACCGCCCGCAGCCTGCCCAGCATATGGTTCATTTTCAGCGCGCGCGCCAGTGCGTGCCGCCAAGTGCCAGACCACACATTAGGGAAATTACGGACCCTGTAAAGCCACCCCGGCCCTGGTGCCGCCAACTTTCGCGCTACCACCCGACCGCCAAATCTCAGCTCGCTGTTCATCTCATTCCTCCAAATCGATCAGAATCCAGGCCACCCGTCCCGCCACATATGCGCCCAATCCGCACACAACAACGCAAAGAGAAACAAAACCCAGTCGATGAGTAAATCGACCTGGGATTCCTGCAAACGCCGGATAAGCCGTGGGGAACAACGCGTATAAATAGCTCGGTAGATGGTCGATGTCACGCAGTACGCCCCACAGCCCGAAATAGCAGAGAGCAAAAAGTGCATCGGCGAGTCGACCATAAACCCAACGACCCACCCGTACAACAGGATCAACCGCTCGACCGCCTCGCTCACCAGTCATACCCCAACCGCTCCACCCACCCCTCCACATCGTGCGCCCTGAACGCGGCAACGTGCTCGTCCGTAAACACAGCCCGCCATCCGCCCACCTGCCCCCGGCGGAAATTCGGCGATCGCTCCGTCTGCTGGCTCACCTCGGCCATTTTCGCCGCCGTCGCCTCGTACTCCTCCGGGTCCAGCCGGATCTCGATCCCGATGCTCGCCGTCACCCGCCGCAGGCCGTATTCCAGCAGCATCCGCGCCGACTCGAGCGGCTCCTGCCGCATCGTCTCGAACGGCAGCTTGAGCGCCCACTCCACATCCAGCCACGGCGCGTACAGCGCCCACCGCTCCATCACCCCCGGGTATGGCCCCACCCCGCCAATCACCGCCGCCAGCGCCGCGTCGAACGTTTTCAGATCCCGGTACACATCCTTGTTCGGGTGCTGATAGTGATAGTCGTCCGGGTTGAGGATGTGGTGCGCCTGGCTCACCGCCACGTCGCGCGGATCGCGGTACACAAACACCACCGCCGCCCCGCTCAGGTACAGGAACTGCTCCAGGTCCTCGCGCCACCCCAGGTGTCCCTTCAGATAGTAGCCGCTCGTCAGCCTGGCCAGCCGGAACGTCGTCGTCCGCAGCGGCAGCCACTCGTTCGTCCACGCGTTCCCGTTGAACGTCCCCACCCAATGGTCCCGGCACACCGCGTCCGCCGGCTGCGGCTTCGCCACCGGACACAGCATCTGCTCGAGCAAGTGCAGCCCTGCTTTCGGGAACCCGTCCAGCACCCACTTGGGTTTCAACGCGTCCAACGGCAGCCTCTGCCAATACATACCCACCCCCTCCGTACGGGCGCAACGTGTTGCGCCCTGTGCGGCCTAGTCGTCGATCCGCACCGTCAAAATGAACGTCAGGTCCGTCGCCGCGTTATAGTCCGGCGTATCCGCCGGCACTGCGTACAGGTACAGGTTCCCGTCATCCGACGTAAACGGCACGTCCATCGCCGAATCCTCGCGCCCGCCCAGGATCGCCACGTCGTTCGAGTTCACCGTCGCATAGTCTCCCGCCTCGAGCAGCAGCGTCGTCGCCAGCTTTTTCAGATCCGCCACGGTCGGCGCGAACGCTGCGTCATCGGCGATCGTCGACGGCCGCGCATAGAACCAGTACAGCGTGTACGGCTCGGTCTGTCCGTGATCATCCACCACAATCACGCTCCGGATCGAGCCGCTCAGCCCCACGCCGCCCACCGCGAACGTCATCAGCCCGCCGACCACATCTCCCGCCGTATACGCGTCTGTGTCGACCGTCGGCGTCACGCTGATCCGCTTATTCCGTCTCATCGTCCGCCTCCTCCAGTCCCGGCAAGGGCGAGATCTCCGCGTCCCGCTGGACCTGTGGCCCGATCTCCACCACCTCCAACAGCTCGTTTGCCCGCATCTCGGCCAGGCCCGGGTTGCCCTCGCGCACCACCGTCGCCTCGCATTTCGGGAACCGCCGCCCCGCCGCCTGCACCAGCGGCAAGCTCACCCCCTCGCGCACGCGCACTTCATATCGTTTCACCATCGGTCCCCCTCTAGCTGTTCGTGATCAGCAGCAGCTCGTTCCACTCTGCATCCTGATAAATGAACACGGCAATATCATTGGCCGCGGTCAGCGTGATCGCGTTGCCGTCGGACGACCTCAGGTTAGTATCGGCGATGATCACGGCATTCGCGTCGTCGTTGATCAGGATCAGCAGTTGTCCCTCATCCGCACTGGCCGCCAGCGTCACCGTCACCGCGCCACTCGTATCCAGCGCGTACGTGGTCACCGTTGGCGTGATCGTGTCCCCGTCGCTCACCGTCAAATCTGCAAAACTCGTCTGCAGCAGGCCGGACAGATCCAACCCGCCCGTCAAAGCCACATCTCCAGTCAGCGCTAGGTCCCCGGTCTGCACCACCGCCCCACCATCGTTGATCGCAAACACCGGCGTCGCCGCGTCGCGCACCTCGAAAATGTTACTCACCCCGCTGCTATCCACCATCAGCCCCGGCGTCGCCGTGGCCACCGCCGTCGGCACCGCCACGTGCAACCCCGAGAAATTGCTCACATCGCCCGCCAGCGCCTGCTGCGAGACCTCTGGCCCCGCGCAACCATTGCAGCCCTGCGCGAACAACAGCGCCACAACCAACAGCAGCGCCATCGCGCCGCCCACATACCATTTCCGCCTCATCCTACCCTCCGATCCCGTACGGGCACGGCGTGCCGTGCCCTCACTCAGGCAGCCCGGCACAGCGCCAGGCCGCCCTGCCGCGTCTGCTCATCGCCGCCCCCTCTCGTAGGTCAGGCATGCTGCCTGACGCCTTTCTATGTGTTGCCCTGGTACGCCAGCCGCCAGTCCCCGTAATGCACCTCGTAGCGGCCAAAAAATTTGAAATAGTACCGCCCGCCGTCGGCCGCCAGCGGATCGAACCACGCCTCCTGCAAGTTCGGCTGCTCCCGCATACACAGGATCAGCGGCTTGACCTCCTCGCTCGACGCGATCAGGTACCACGCCGTGCTATCCAGGTGCGGGCTGGTGAGCAGCGGCGACGTCAGCAGGTCCTTGAACGGGTTAATCTCACGGTTCGCCGTGTCGTATGCCCACTCGTTCGCCACGATATTTTTCGCCTCGCGGTACAGCGCCGGCGGGCACACCAGCAGGTCATAGTCGTACTCGGTGTACTCGCCCTGGTCGTCCATAAACAACTGCGCCGCTTCCCACGCCGTGTTAAAATTGTCGATGCTCAGCGCCAGCGCGCCCTCGTTGTCCTGCGCCGTCGCATAGTGCGCGCCCTGGTCCACGTGGTCCGAGTCGAAAAAATCCTGCGAGTCATAGCACGAGCCGTACGTCGTCCCATCCCCGCCGTTCAAGACGGTAAACACGCGCTTGTTGATGTGCCGCTGGAAATTCCGCCCCGCCTGGCGAACCTTTCGCTCCAGCATCCCGGTCTGGTCGTCCTTGACCGAGTTGTACGAAACCCACGTCAGCAGGTTCCAGTCTCGCGGCTTCACTTCCTTGGTCTTTTCGATGAAATCCTGCACCTGCCGCGCCAAATCCTCAACCGGCATCGGCGCAGCGCCCAGATCCACCAAATCAACCGCCTTGGCGTCCATATTCACCGTCACCGCGAGCCGCGGCCACGCAAATCGGCCACCATAGTCTTTCACCGCGGTCAAAAATCCGGTCCGCGCCCCCACAACCAAATGCTTTGGAACATTCCCACTCGTTGGCATCTCTATCCTCCTGCTCTATCGGTCCTGTAGGTCAGGCTTGCAGCCTGACATTACTATGCCCCGGTGCAAATCGCCGGGCTCGCCAGCCGCACATACACATACCCGTCGAGCACCCGGTGCACCTTGCCGATCACCGGATTGTCCGCCGCGGTCGTACTCAGCGTCGTGGTATCGCTCATATACACCGCCGCGCCCATGCTCGCGTCCGTAAACACCGTGCTCTTGAACCCCACGATCGTCGGCTGCACGTACGCCTCGATCAGCGTGTCTGGTCCGCTCTCGCTGTCCGTGGTCTTGATGCTCGCACCCTCAGCCGCGATGCCCACGAACACGTCCGTCGCCGCCACCACCCCCTCGCCCGTCCCGTCGTGCCACGCCTGCGGGTGCAGCGTGTCCACCGTCTGGTTGATGATCAGCGGCTCCCCTTTGTACACCGTGCGGTCTGCCGCGTTGTCGTGGTGGAACTTTTCCGTAACTGCCTCTCCCAAAATCCGGAGAGGCTGATCAGCCGTTGCATTCGCCATCTCTGCCCTCCTATGTCTCAGTCACGCCCGGCTCGGCGCGCCGCCTACTCGCTGGCCCTAAACTCGGCCAAATCGTACCCGCTCATCTCGCCGATCTCGGGATTCGCCTCGAAAAACGCCTCGACGCTCTCCCCGCCATCGACCCATTTTTGCAGCATCGCCGCGATCCGCGGATCCAGCCGCCCGTTCCCACCGGGTTCCCCATCCCGGCGCGACCCCACCTCGCCAAAATCCACCACCTTGGCCTGCAGCATCCGCCTCGCCTGCGCCTGCGCCGCCTCCGGCACCGCCTCCAGGAACGCCACGACCTCTTCCACCGGCTCGCTCAGCCCCTGGCCGCCCTCGCCGCCGCACACCGTCTGCGCAAACGTCACCAGCTCGTCGTGCCGCGCTCGCTCCGCCTCGAGCAACTCGCGCTCCTCCGCTCGGATCTGCTTCCGCAACTCGGCCTCCGCCTTCCGCTCCCGCGCCAGATTGGCCGCCTCTTCCTGTCGGATCTCTTCGCGCAATTCCTCTTCGCTCTTGCCCATCTCGCTCACCTCCGTTCCACTAGTGGCCGCCTCCCGGCCAGCCCGTTGGCTATACATATACAGGTCCGGCCCGCCGACCGAGATCATCCGCTCCGCCGCCTCGCCTGCCTGTCCCGCAAACGTCTCCAGCGCCGCCCCGATCGCGCCGCTCAGCTCCTTCCGCTCCTCCACGCTCAGCATCCCGCTCGCCGCCAGCTCGTCCGCAATGTTGGTGAACGCCTTGTGGATCCGCGCTTGCAGGTACTCGCCGATCCGCACCGACCCCGCCACCCCATCCGCCAGCGCCGCCGGTAGGGGCGCACCCGCGTGTGCGCCCTCTGCGCCCCGTACGCCCAACACCGCCGGCAACCTCGCCAACCACGCCAGCAGCCCCGGCTCCACCTCAAATGTCTGCGCGTCCCGGCTCAACGCCACCGGTGCCAACCCGGGCACCGCCGGGAAATTCGTCAGCGAGATGCTCAGCAGAAATTTCTCCGCCAGATCGATCGCCGCCGAGATATATTTGTACCGCGCCTCCCCCACCAGGGTTTTCCCCAGCTCGTTCCACTCCACGCTGGCCAGCAACTTTTCCCCCTCGCGCCAGAGTTTCCGCAGCCACCCCGCCGCCTGGCCCAGCTCGTGGTCGACGTCGACCGGGATCTCCTGCCCCGCCACTCCCGCCGCAAAATTGGCCACGTACGCGTCCAGGTCATTCTCGCCGATCTCCACCTCGCGGCCGCGCATATCCGTAAACGTCCCCACCCGCAGCACCTCCACCGGCGTCCCCTCGCCCGCGCTCAGCGCCACGTACAGGAATTTCCGCCTCACGTTCCCCATCTCACCCTCCGTAGGGGCACAATGCATTGTGCCCATTAAGCCCTTGTGCCCTCTCAACCCCTCGGGGCCGTGGCCGCCTGCCCCACCGCCCGCTCCCCGGCCCGCTCCAACAACTGGTCCGCCTCCGGCTGCAGCTCCGCCATCACCTGCTGCGCCGTCTGCCACCGCCCCACGTGCACCTCGGCCTGGCTGCCCTCATCCTGCACGTACGCCACCCCCGGCCGCGCGTTCCGGACCGACCCCTCGACATACATCCGCCCGCCCGGCAGGCTCACCCGCCGCACCCGGTGCGTCGCCCCCGCCCACATCTGCCCCAGCAAGCCCGTCCGCCGGTACCGCGTCCCCATCGCCTGCGCCGGATAGGTCGCCAACCGCCCCTGCGCCAGCAGCAGCAGTTGGTCGATCGCCTGCTCCGTCTCGCTGCCCAACACCTCCGGCATCTCGGCCAGGCCCTGCTCCAGCTCCTCCAGCCCCTCGATCGTCGCCACTACCTCGAGCATCGCCATCCTTGTAGGTCAGGCTTGCAGCCTGACATCTGCCGCCGCATCCTCGAACCGCATCCCCAACCACGGTCCCTCGCTCACGATCACCCCGTGCAGGTCCGCGTCGCTCACCACGTCCCCCCACGGCGTGATGATCCGCTGCGCCCTGCTCACCCGGTCATCTGCCGCCGTCATCCACACCCCCACCGGCCTCCCATCCGGCAGCACCCGCACGATCGTCCAACACCGGCAGTTCGTCCGGCTCGGCGGCTGCAGCGCATACACCACCCCCACCAGCGAGCCCGTCGCGCTCGCCGCCGCCGCATTCACCCGCGTGATCTCTGTCCCCGCGATCGCCCGCGCCCGTTTCTCCCCGAACGTCGGCGCCAGCAGCCGCTCCAGGACCTGGACGTCCCCGCCGGTCTCCGCCCACGTCGCCAGCGCCTCGCGCAGTGCCTCTCGTGTCGTCCCATTCAGCCCGCCCACCAGGTCGAACGCGTACGATCGCGCCCACACCATCGCGTGCGCGTTCGCCTCGCTCCACTCCACCCCAATGTCGATCGCGTCCGCGTTCGCCTCGCCCAGGGCGTTCAGCGCCTCGATGATCGCCGGCAGCAGCGCCGCCAGCATCAGCTTGCCCTCGTCCTCCCAAAACGACTCGTCGTCCGCCAGGGCCGCGTCTCGCCCCGCCCCTTCGATCACCCGCTCGCCCTGCCCCTCGAGAAAAGCCGCCATCTCTCCAGCCAGCTCGTCCTCCAGCGGATCCCGCACCTCGTCCGGGTCGCCATCGCCCGCCGCCAGCATCGCCATCTCCGTAGGGGCACGGCGCGCCGTGCCCGCTATGCGCCCGTCCTCCCCATCCTCGTCCGCAGGCTCGTCCTCAGCCGTTGCTTCCCGGCTGCCCACCTCGATCGTCGGCATCCCCATCCGCGTCCGCAGCCACCGCTGATCCTCGTCGGTCCACGTCAGCAGTTGGTTCACCTGCTGCAGGAA